GCAACTCGGATGGAAGAAGAAAAAGTATTTCAAATTCCATGCCACGAAGCATAGAAAGGAAGGTAAATTATGGGTACTAAGAATTCTGATTTAGTAGCTAACTTTGAATCTGTACCACAGGTTCGAAACAGTGCTGCCCTTCTACATGGCGTGGTTCGTGTAGCACAAGGCACAATAGCACTTGGTACTGGGGATAGTGATGACAATGATGTTGTTATGCTAGCACCAATTCCAAGCAACGCTGTTGTATCTCAACTATTTATTGGTTCAGATACATTAGGCGGATCGTGTACATTCAATGTTGGAATTTACACATCTGATGGTGCGGTAAAAGACGAAGATGTATTTGCAAGTTTAGTAGCTGATGCTGCTGCAATGGCAGATGTTCGTTTTGAAGCTGCAAACATCAATACAGCTGGGCAGAAAATGCACGAGCTGGCTGGAGACACTGTTGATCCAGGTGGTTATTACTATATTGCTGCGACTATGGCAGCAGATGGTCAAACTGCTGGTGATATGTCTTTCAACATTTTATATGTTGTTAACTAAGCACTAAAACATTTAAGGGCAGTCGTTATGCGGCTGTCCTTAATTTAATTAATTATTTAAAAGGATTTCAAATGGGAAAAGGTTTATACGCAAACATGAACGCTAGAAAAAAAGCTGGCACTTCAAGATCAAAATCAAAATCAACTATTACATCTAAAGCCTACGCAAATATGCAAGCTGGCTTTCCAAAGAAAAAGAAAAAAACATTAGTAGGATAATATTATGGCTGGACCAAAACAAAAAAACAAACTGACTCCAAGAAATAAAAAACTTGCAAAAATGTACGGTGATCCAAAAAAAATAACTCGTGGTGACATTATAAAAGCAGCACAGAAAAAAACACTAGTTGGATAAATGGCACTTAAAGAACACCAAAGTCCTTCAGGTGGTTTAAATGCAGCTGGCAGAAAACATCATGGAGTAAAAGCTCCTGTAAGCTCAGGCAAAAATCCTAGGCGTATATCTTTTGCTGCACGCTTTGCTGGCATGAAAGGACCAATGAAAGATGAGTCGGGTAAACCAACTAGAAAAGCATTAGCCTTAAAAAAATGGGGCTTTGGATCAGTGGAAGCTGCAAGAAGCTTTGCTAACAATAATAAAAAGAAAAAAACATTAGTAGGATAATATGACATCAGTAGTAGAAATTTGTAACTCAGCTTTAAATAGTTTGGGTGCAACTAACATCACCGCACTTACAGAAGATTCTAAAAACGCTAGATTATGTAATCAACGCTATGAACCAATCCGTGATGCAATTTTTAGAACGCATTATTGGAACTGTTTAATCAAACGAGTACAACTAGCAGCCGATACCACAACACCAGCATACGAATATGCTTATCAATACACGTTACCATCAGACAGTATTCGAGTTATGAAAATAGGTGGTTATCATAATGGCTCATCATCAGACTTAGATAATGGCCAACAATTTAAAGTTGAAGGTCGTAAAATTATTACTGATGAAGCCGAAGTTTTTTTAACATACCTGGCTAAAGTTACTGATCCCCAGGAATATGACACATTATTAGTTGAAACAATTGGTGCACGTTTAGCGGCAGAGATAGCTTATGCTATTACACAATCCACTACCGTTGCAGTACAACTACAAGAAACTTATCAAAGCAAACTAAAAGAAGCACGTTTTGTGGATGCTACTGAAGGTACTCCATATAATTTAGATTCAAGCACATTTATTAATTCGAGGTACTAATGGCTAAGACAACTTTTGCCTTCACTAGCTTTGCAGCTGGTGAACTATCTCCACGTTTAGATGGTCGAACTGATTTACAGCAGTATTTCAGGGGATGTCGTACTTTAGAAAATATGACAGTACATCCACACGGAGGAGTTTCAAGACGACCAGGTACTGTGTTTGCTAGTGAAGTAAAAACAAGTGCTAATTCAACCAGGCTAATACCATTTGAATTTTCAACTACACAAACTTACATGATGGAGTTTGGTGATGAATACGTTAGATTTTTTAAAGACAATGGCATCATAACAGAAACTGGCAAAACTATTTCAGCCATTACTAAAGCTAATCCAGGCGTAGTTACAGCTTCATCTCATGGTTATTCTAACGGTGATTATGTAATCTTAACTGGCATTGTTGGCATGACAGAATTAAATAACCGACAATTTAAAGTTGCCAGTGTTTCTACACACACATTTGCATTGCAAGATATGGATGGTAATAATTTTAATACATCCGCTTTGACAACGTATGCGTCAGGTGGCACTGCATTTAAAATTTATCAAATTGTATCACCTTATGATAAAGACGATTTATTTGGACTCAAGTATGCTCAATCAGCAGATGTTATGTACATCACCCACCCTAACTATCCCATCAAAAAATTAAGTCGAACTGGTCATACCTCGTGGACCTTAGACTCAGTGTTATTAGACACAGGTACTGATTTTACAGTTTCAGGAATTACCAAAGCTAATCCAGGTGTTGTTACTACGTCTGCTAATCATGGATTTGCAGTTGGAGACTTTGTAACCTTTAGAAGTATTGGCGGCATGACACAATTGGCTGATAACCTTTTATTTAAAGTCGGGACCATAGGTAGTAGCACTACATTTAATTTACAAGATGCCACAGGAACTAATTTAAATACCAGCAGCTACGGCACGTTTAGTGCTAGTGGCAGTGATGTAGTAGAACGAGTTACTGATCCAGTATTAAATTATGCCACTGGTAATTATCCAAGTACCGTATCTTTTTTCGAGCAGCGTTTAGTGTTTGGTGGTACTGACAATAATCCGCAATCATTATGGTTTAGTAAAGCTGGTGTGTATGAAAATTTTACTACTGGTGTTAATGCAACTGATGCTATGATTTATACCATTGCATCAAATCAAGTAAACGCTATTAGATTTTTGTCTGCTACCAATCAATTATTAATTGGTACTGTTGGTGGTGAGTTTTTAGCAACTTCAGGTAGTGTTAGTGAGCCCGTAACGCCAACTAATATACAGATCACAAAACAAACTAACTATGGAGCTGCCAATGTTGATGCATTGCAGATTGCTAACGTTACTATGTTTTTACAACGTGCTAAAAGAAAAATTAGAGAGCTGGTCTATAACTATGATGTAGATGGTTATGTGGCACCTGACATGACAATCCTGGCAGAACATATTACTGAAGGTGGTTTGATACAATTTGCGTATCAACAAGAACCTGACAGTATTTTATGGGCCGTAAGAAATGATGGTACGTTATTAGGTTTAACTTATCAAAGAAATGAAGAAGTAGTAGCCTGGCATCGACACATTTTAGGTGGTTTTTCTGACACAGGCAAAACTATTGCTCATGCATTTAAAAGTTGGACTGCAAGCTCAAGCACTGTCAGCACAACTAACAATACTGTCACTATAAGCTCACATGGTTTTAGTACAGGTGATCCTATTTATTATTACGCTACTGCTAATGTTATTGGTGGCTTACAAACTGACCTATTATATTTTGCCATAGCAACTGATAGCAATACATTAAAGTTTGCTACAACTTCAGCTAATGCTACTGCGGGCACAGCTGTAGATATAACATCTATTACTGGATCAACGGTCCAATATATATTTGAAGGTGTAAACATAGCTACTAACGTTTTATATTCAGCAGCTCACGGTTTATCAACTGGTGACTATTTTTATTATCGACCAGCTGGCACTAAGCTTTCAGGTCTTACTAAAAATGCTAAATTTTTTGTAAAACGTATTGACGATAATCAAATCAAAGTTTCTACATCCAGTGATTTAACAACATTTGTAGATTTGCAATATGCTACATCATCTAGTGGCACTGAAACTGATTTAATTTTAATTGATGCTAAATGTGAATCAATTGGTGTGATACCAAGTGATGATGGAGAATATCAATTGTGGATGGTGGTTAATCGTTTTGTAAATGGTTCTACCAGGCGGACTGTTGAATACTTAAACAATTTTAATTTTGGTGATACTCAAGATGATGCGTTTTTTATGGATAGTGGTTTGACTTATGACAGTGTGCCAACTACCACGTTATCAGGCCTGGACCATTTAGAAGGTGAAACTGTAACTATTCTGGCAGATGGAGCATCACATGCTGATAAAGTAGTTAGTGGTGGCAATATAACTTTAGATCGATCCGCACAAAAAGTGCACGTTGGTTTAGGTTATACATCCCTTCTACAAACCTTACGCATTGAAGCTGGTTCAGCTCAAGGCGTGGCCCAATCTAAAATAAAACGTATTAATGAAATAACTATCCGTATGCACAAAACCCTTGGCTTAGAAGTTGGTGGTGACTTAGATAATATGGAGAATATACCATTTAGGTCCAGTAGTGCATTGATGGGTGTACCAATAAGTTTATTTTCAGGTGATAAAACAATCGAGTTCAGAGATGATTATAATACTGATGGTCATGTTTTTGTCAGACAGACACAGCCATTACCATTAACAGTGTTATCAATTTATCCTGAAGTCACAGTCTATGAAGGATGATAGAGATAATTCCATTTGAATTTGAGCATGCAAAATTTATAGCTACGCATCAAATGAACGCTGAAATTGTTAATGTCAAAGATCGATACTTAAAAAATTTAGAAAGTTTAGTGCAGCCTAAAACAAGTTGGACTGGATTAGTTGATAATAAAATAATAGCAGCTGGTGGCATGGTAGAATTATGGGACCATGTTTACGAAGGCTGGATTATGGCAACGGCAGATATAAAAAATCATCCGATTGCTACAGCAAGAATAATAAAAAGAATTTTTAATAAAGAAATGCCTTTACAAAAAGTGCATCGTTTACAAACAACAGTCAAAGCAGATTATGCCATTGGTCATAAATTTGCCGATTGGCTAGGATTAACACAAGAGGGTTTAATGAAACAATATTTAGATGGTGATGATTATTACCTATATGCGAGGACTTACTAATGGCTAGTAGTATATTAGGTGCTGGTGCAAGTGTCATGTCAGGCAGAGCTGCCGAAGCTGATGCCAAAGCCAATAAACAAATAGCAGAACGTAATGCTGAAAAGCTTAGAATGGATGCTGAGACAGCTATCAAGCTTGGTAATCGAGATGTTAAAATATTTGATAATCAATTTGAAACATTACAAGCTGAAGCTGAAATGGCCTATCTTAAATCAGGTGTAACATTATCAGGTACAGCCTTAGAAGTATTAGAAAATAATTATGCTCAAGCTGAAATGGAAAAAGAAACCATTAGGTACAATGCTAAAGTAGACTCAGCTGATAAGATTGAGCTAAGTGTCATTAACCAAATGCAAGGTGCCGCAGCTCTAGCAAGAGGACAAAACGCAAAACGAGCTTCATATTTACAGGCTGGTTCAACATTATTACAAGGGGCACAAGATGCCGCAGCTGCATCGGGAGGTAGTACAAGTGGTTAAAATTCCAACATACGAAAGTCAAACAGTAGCAAAAGCTCCTATTAGTCGTAATCGACCTTTAATAGCAGACAGTGGTGCAGCTGAGGTTTATGCAACAGCAGCCAAAGCAGCAGAAGTTGCTGGTGAAGTTATCAAGAAACATAAAGCTATTAAGAATGATAAAGACTTATTAGCGGCAATGAAGAAGTACAAAGTTGGTGATATGGACAACAATCAACCTGGTGAAAACCAAATGATTATTACAGCATCAACCAGTGACGATTTTGAAATGGCACTTCCCAGTTATAACGAAGCTGCTACAGCCTGGCAGCAAAAAGTAGCCGAAGGTATTTCTAATGGGCAAGTAAGAGATAAATTTTTAATTAAAAGTGGTGAAAGTTTATTAAGTGGTTATCTGAATGTAGAAAGATCAGTATTTGCAAATAACCGTACATCTTATCAAGAAACTATTAAAGACGATGCTACCAATACTGTTAATAATTATGTTGAAGCATTTTTAGCTAAAGACACATTAGGCTTATCTCAAGCGGGTGCTAAATTATTTGGCACTGTTGACAACAAGGGTGCAATTAAAGATTTCTCATTTGGCCAAAGATTAAAAGATCGAGGTATGTTACCTGACGGCACTACGGCAGAGCAGTATGATGAGAATATGAAAGTTGCTATGCTAAATACATTAGCCGTATCTCTTATTGAAAATAATCCAGCAGAATTTATAAATCTCGAAGCAAAAGATTTTTTTAATTTAATTGATCCTGGCAAGTTAGTTGAATACAAAGCAAAGGCTAATGATTCTTACAACAATAAATCGGTTATAAGTTTATTAGAATTTTTGCCACTAGACACCACAAGAAGTGAAGAAGAAACAGAAGCATTATTCTTACAAGCAGATAGCGGCAATTTTGGTGGTGATGAAAATAAAAAAGCATTGCTCAACTCTTTAGACGCAGAGGGAAAATTAAAATTTTCTCAAGCCTTGTCTCAACGCAAATCAGAAATTAAAGCTGAGATAACTTGGGATCGTCAAAATACAGCTTTCAAAGAAAATGTAGCTAATGAAGAGGTGTACATGGGTGCCTACAAGGGCATATTTAATGGCACTGTTGGAATTGATGATCTTAATGGTATGGAGTGGCAAGGGGTAACAGGCAATGAAATGAAGGACCAGCTTAAATTGTTAGTTGTAGCTCGTGCTAATGGTGAGTTGCCAACTGATGGCGGGTTAGAGCAATATAACAAAATTTTTGACCAAGTAGTAAATAAACAAATTTTAAATGTAACGTCACCATTTTTATTACCAGGTGAAAGTGATGCCAAAAGTATTATTGAACGTACTGGCGGTTTAGATGGTTTAGGTTTTAATCAATTTCAAAATTTATCTACCTTAATGACTAAAACCAACAACAAAGATTTAGTATTTCAAGAATAACAATTTCAATCATTTTTAACAGCTTATGGAGATCAAATTATAGGTTCTCCAGCATTTGCTAAATATAATGTCAAAGGCAAAGGCCGCCAGTTTCAATTTAATTTAGTTATGCGTACTGCTTATGAAAACGGAATTAAGGAAGGCTTTGCTCCAATTGATTTATTGTCTGAAACAAGCCCTAATTTTATTGGAAAAAATATAGACAAATTTATACCTTCAAGCTCACAGCTCATGTCAGAAATTGCAGAATCAGCAAAAGGTAGTGAGGAAGGATCTGAAATACCACTAAATATAAAATCATGGTTAGAGCAAGCACCCCAAAAACCACCAGGCATGTCAAAAGCTGAGTGGGAAAAATCTACTGAATACAAGGCATGGAAAAAGCTAGAACCAGCAAGTTAAACTATGACTTCATTATTAAAAGAAATAAATGAGATGCAAGCCACAGGCTTTAGCCAGGGAGAAATTGATAATTTTTCAGCAAATAAAAGAGCAGAACTAAAAGCCCAGGGTTATACAGACAATGAGATTCTAGCTGAGTTTGGTGTTAAAAAAACTCCAAATACAGATCAAGAAGCATATTGGGCTAACGTTACCAAACTGTCTTATTCAGAACAAGCTGCC